TCATATGGAAGGGCGTTTGCATAATGGCCATCAGTTACCCTTTGACGCTTCCATCCCACACGGGCATCGCGCAGATCGAACTGCGGGCGATCAACGCCGTGGCCTACAGCATGTCACCGTTCACTTTCGCTGGCCAGGCTCATTCATACGCAGGCCAGATGTGGGAAGCAGACATTGTGCTGCCAAGAATGAAGCGAGCCGACGCCAATAAGTGGATCTCTTTCCTGATCAGCCTGCGAGGCCAGACCGGGACATTTCTTCTTGGAGATCCATCGTCCACATCGCCGCAGGGGCTGGCGAGTGATTTTCTCGGCACGCCGATCATCACCAACCAAACCGGCAGCACAATATCTGTGACAGGCGCTTCTGCCAGCAAGACAAACTGGCTTCTTGCGGGCGACTACATCCAGATCGGCTCCGCTTCCACGGCAACGCTGCATCAAGTGTTGCAGGACGCAACGACAAGCGCAGCCGGAGCGGTTGACTTGGAGATCTGGCCTGCGGTTCGCGGCACCAGATCCGGCAGCATCATTGTCCAGAACACTGTTGGCAATTTCCGGCTGTCATCAAATCAGCAGGCCTGGTCGGTGGACGAGGCAACGATCTACGGTATCACCTTTGGTGCTAGGGAGGCGATATGAGCCGCACGGTCCCAGCATCACTGATCACTGCTTGGTCCGGTGACACAGCCGAGCCATATTTCGCTGTAGAGTTTCTGCTGGACGTTAAGTCTGGGGCCGATGTTGATGGCAATCCAATCCAGTTTGGTCCGCTGCGCTTCTGGAGCGGTTACGGGGATCGGACAATTGAGGGCGAGACATACATCGGAGCCGGTCAGTTGATCAAGATTGACGGCATATCCGAGGTTGCTGATTTGGCCGCACAGGGGCTGACAGTGTCTCTGAGCGGGCTTCCATCATCCATCGTGTCTGCCGCGCTACAGGAGCCTTACCAGCGCCGTGTGTGCCGCGTTTACTTTGGCGATGCGTCTGTGTCTGATGTGATCAACGTGTTCTCTGGTCGTCTGAACAAGATGACGATTGAAGACACTGCCGACACAGGCACGATCAGCGTGCTGGTGGACAGCAAGTTGGTCGAGGCTGACAAGGCCAGCAATCGGCGCTACACGTCAGAGAGCCAGAAGTCCCGGCACGCTAACGACACCTTCTTTGATTATGTGTCGGGATTGCAGGATGCGGAGATCGTATGGGGCCGCAAAAGCGCTTAAATCAATACCTGAAGTCAATAGCAGATCGATCATTCTGCTGGGGGCAGCATGACTGCTTGACGTTCACCAATGAAGCCTGGCGGCAAATGCACGGCGAGGGCTGGGCAGATGATTGGCTGGGCCGCTACATGGTCAAGACGCAATATGGCTTCCGCCCGATGCGCAAGCCTGAACTACTCGCAGAGTTCCCATTTACGTCATTCACAGAGGCAATAGACACAAAGCTGACAAGGGTCGATCATGTCCCGCCCAGAGGCGCTCTGGTGGCAGTCGCGCAGGATCTGGCAATCGGTGTGGGGCTTGGCTTGGGTATATGTGTGGGCATCAAAGCTGCGTTTCTTTCACGCAAAGGTGTGATATACATGCCTGTGACTACTACCGAGAAAGCCTGGCTATGAAAAAGATGCCATACAATGTGATGCGCCACGCTGATTGGGATGTCGCCCCGCGTGATCCTGTTACGATCGGCGCGGCGATCATCACGGGCTTAGGCGGGTCAACGGCCTTGGCGACCACGACGCTTGCGTTTGGCATCACAGTTGCTGGCGCTGTCGGATATTTGGCGACGACACTTGTTACCAGTTGGATAATGTCTGCGCTGACCCCGAAGCCAGACTTGAGCGGCACGCGCGGCACGCTGGTCAATGCTAAAGATCCGGCTGCGCCGCATGATTTTGTATATGGCGAGGTTCGTAAGGGCGGGACGATTGTCTATTATGAATCGACCGGCACTAACAACAAGCTACTCCACCAAGTCATTGCTGTGGCGGGACATGAAGTAGAAGCCATTTCCGACATCTACATCAATGATGAGATCGTCACGTTGGATGGCGATGGCTTTGTCACGTCGGACCCGTGGAACAGCAAGATCCGGATCAAGAAGCACCTTGGCGATCAAACCACTGCTGATGCCGACCTGCTGGCCGAGTCTGAGCAGATTGACAGCAGCTTTGTCGGCAACGGGATCGCCTATCTTTACATCAGATATGAGTACGACCAAGACGTGTTCGCCAACGGCCTGCCGCTGATTACTTCGGTGGTGAAGGGCAAGAAGGTTTATGACCCAAGGACCGACACGACGGCTTATAGCGCTAACCCTGCCTTGTGCATTCGTGATTATATTGGCGCGGCCTATGGGATGCAGGACAGCGACATTGACGACGTGTCTTTTCAGGCTGCGGCCAATGTTTGCGACGAGGATGTCGCGCTGGCTGGTGGTGGCACTGAGGACCGCTACACGATGAACGGCGCTTTCACCGCCGGAGCCACGCACAGGGACGTATTGGGCCGGATGATGACATCTTGCACTGGGACGCTGTTCTGGGGCGGCGGCAAGTTCAAGCTGGTCGCTGCGGAGTATGTTGCGCCGACAAAGGTTCTGACGCTGGACGACCTACGCGGCCCAATCAGTTTGGACACGCGGATCAACCTGCGCGATCAGTTCAACAAAGTTCAGGGTACGTTCAACGACGCCAGCAACCGCTGGATCACGGCAGATTATCCACCCATTGAGTCTGCTGTCTTTGAGGGCGAGGACAACGACGAACAGACGGCGCTGGACCTTGAACTGCCTATGACGACATCGTCTGCCACTGCGCAGCGGATTGCAAAGCTGACGCTGTATCGCGCCCGCGAGCAAATGGCGCTGTCCGCCGACTTTGGTCTGAACGCACTAGATGTCGAGGTCGGTGAGATCGTGGCTCTGCCTTGGGAGCGCTATGGCTGGGATGACATTTCTGGAATGTCGTCAGGCAAAGAATTTGAGGTATCGGGCTGGAAGTTTGGCCCCAGCGGTGATGGCGGCGATCTGCGTGTAACGCTGGATCTGCGGGAGATCAGCCAGGCCGCATTTGATTGGAACGCCGAAGAGCGGGACATCATCGACAACAATTCCAGCCTGCCGAAATACTATGAGGTGCCATCCATCGGCTTGACGGTCACGCAGGAATACCGCGAGGTGAATGAGAGCGTCGTCAACGTGCTGGTGGTACAGGTTCAGTCGTCAGAAATTGAGCGGATTGATTCAGTCATCGTTGAGTACAAGAAGACCTCCGACACTCAATTCAAGTCGGTCGGCAAGTCGATCCTTGTCGGCGAAGGCGATGATGCTGTTCGGTTTGAGATCGTCGGCATTGAGGTTCCGCAGCTTCAGGAGGCTCCGATCAATTACACAGTCAAGGTCACCCCGGTAAATGCGCTGGGCTTTCGTGGCCCATCTGCAACCGAGACTTTTGACGCGGTCGCTGACTCAACGCCGCCCAGCGAGCCTGCCTCTTTGGCGCACGTTGTTTCTGGTCAGACGCTGTTCTTCAGTTGGCCGTCCGTCAGCGATCTGGACCTGAGCCATTACAAATTTTATTACAACAGCAACACGTCCGCCGGGTTCAACGCTGCATCAACGACGCCGATCATCAACAAGATTGCACGGCCCGCCACGTCGATCACATATCCTGCGCTTGCAGGGAAGTTCTTTGTTTCGTCGGTCGATAAGACCGGCAATGAAAGCACAGCCGCCGCAACGACCATCGTGCTTGCTTCTGAACTGCCAACTTTGGGCACTACAATAACGCACACAGAGTCAACCAGCTTCGACGGGCCAAAAACCAATCTGACCGCATCCGGCGGGACGCTTACGATGACGTCCTATTCTACATCTGGATCGACCGGCACCTACTCTTTCGACCACGATGGCGCTGGGTATTTTGATGTTGGCACCTCGCGAACAGTTCGCCTGTCAACTGCGATTGACTTCACGCGCAAGCACTTGGACGCTGTGTCAGGGCAGTATAACTTCGACGACATACCGGGGAACTGGGATACCTGGCCGGATGTCTTTGACAATTGGACGTATGAGACAACTGACTTTGGCGACGTTGATGTGGTTGTGCAGGCACGGGCCAGCACTACGACAGGCGGTCTATCTAGCGCTGCTTGGGTGTCGGCATCAGGCGAGATTGTCGGTCAATACATTGAAATGAGGGCGATCCTCTCTAACAGTAGCGTAAAGGTGACGCCGAGCGTCACGCTGCTCAGTGGAACGGTGGAGTACTGATGGGACAGAATGATTTTGTAATCGCGAACGACACGGCAAGCGCTGTTCGGGCTGACCTGCAAGATGCGTTTCAGGCTTTGGCGACGAACAATTCTGGGAACACTGCGCCAAACCAGACCTACGCGAATATGTGGTGGTATGAGACTGACACAAACCGCCTGAAGATCCGAAACGAGGCAAACACGGCGTGGATCAATGTCGCCTACGTTGATCAAACATCCGGCGCTTGGCGGATACTGAACGACACTCAGGTCACGAACACCTCTGGCGTTCAAACGGGTTTGATTGGGGATCAATCAACCGCCACTTGGGAAACAGGGACAGGGACAACAGAGAGCCTTGTCAGTCCTGCCAAGGTCAAAGCGGCCATTGATGCGAATATACCTACCGGCTATACCGACGCAGATGCCCGTGATGCACAGGCTGGACACAGCGCTGGTGACGTGGGCAGCTATGCCTTTTTGTCCCGCACCAACTCCAGTGCTGGCCTTGAAACGTATAATCCCGGTGACACGCTTGCAGGCGCATCTCTTAAATATTCTGGTTCTGGAGCATCTTCTTCTACAAGCCCATCTGGCACTTGGCGGTGCATGGGGTTTCTATCTATAGCACAATCGGCAACCGGAAGCACACTCTGGCTTAGGATATCTTAGATCGCTGGTTTGATTTAGATCGGCCAATCTGGTAGAAATATTGCTAAACATGGGGCAAGATCATGGCGACAATATCGCATAAACGCGGCGACACTTTTGAACTGAACTGCTCCATCGAAAATGGTGGCGTCGGCGTGGATATTACAGCCTGGACGATTACGTCACAGGCCCGTGGCGACGACGATGCTGTATTGCAGTCGTTCACGGTGACAAAGACCAACGCATCGAGCGGACAATTTAGCCTGGGCGCAACATCCACGCAGACAGAATCTTGGACCCTGGGCAGCTACTCAGTTGACATTGAATTTGTTGAGGGCGGCGGCGAGGTCAATTCTAGTGAAACATTTACGCTGAATGTTCTGCGCGACATAACGAGGGACTAACAATGGCCGCATACGTCGTCCAGATCACACAGGCCAACGGGCCAGACACAGTCACGCTGGACGCTACCAGCAGCCCGAATGTGCTGAACGTCACGGACGGCAGCACCTTTGCCAGTTTGACGGTGAATGCCAACACAGCCAGCCCGCTGATTGTTGACCCAGATCCTAAGCTGTCTGCCAACCTCAATCTGAACGGCAACGACATCACCGGCACCGGCAACATTACGACAACTGGCGACGTAACGCTGACGGGAACGGCCAACGCCACGACCGTGGACACTACGAATATCGAAGTGACTAACCTTAAAGCCAAAGATGGTACGTCTGCCGGTTCTATTGCCGACTCCACTGGCGTTGTAACGCTGGCTTCTTCGGTCCTTACCACGACGGACATTAATGGTGGCACCATTGACGGCACGACTATTGGTGGCAGCACCCCCGCCGCTATCACGGGCACGACCATTACGGGGACTGGCTTTGTCACCACGGGCGACATGACCTTTGGCGACAACGACAAAGCCATCTTTGGCGCTGGCTCTGACCTAAGCATCTACCATGATGGCTCGAATAGCTACATTGAGGAAGCGGGTACTGGTGCATTAAAAATCACTTCTAATGGTACAGGCGTTGACTTTGAAAGTGCAGGTGGCGAAACGCTTGCACAGTTTGAGACTGATGGGGCCGTAACGCTATATCACAACAATAGCCAAAAACTTGCCACCACCTCCACAGGCATTGACGTAACTGGCAACGCTGCGGTCAGTGACAAGGTCAAAATCGGCACTGGCGCAGACGGTGGTGGAACCGGCGACGAGCTTGTCCTTTCCAAGGACCAGACCAATGTCGGGATGAGCATTCTAGCTGCTGATGCTACAGGAAGCTGTCGGATTTTTTTAGGCTCACAAACAGCCGTCACCGCTGCTAAAATCCAGCACACTGAGAGCAATAGCAGGCTGTTCATTCAGGCCGAAGGCGATCTATATTTCCAAACGGGCGGCACCAGCACCACCATGACGCTCAACACGTCTGGCGACTTGGATGTTACCGGCGCACTGTCCAAAGGCTCTGGCTCGTTCAAGATCGACCACCCGCTGAAACCAGACACGCATCACCTCGTCCACTCGTTCCTCGAAGGTCCGCAGGCAGACAACCTTTACCGTGGCACTGTGGCTCTGGTGGGTGGTGCGGCGACCGTTAATCTGGATACAGCAGGCCGCATGGCCGAAGGCACCTTTGTTGCTTTGAACGGCAATGTGCAGTGCTTCACGACCAACGAACAGGGCTGGACAGCGGTGCGGGGCAGTGTTTCAGGCAACACCCTGACAATCGAAGCGCAAGACGAAACCTGCACTGACACTGTGTCGTGGATGGTGATTGGTGAGCGTCATGACCAACATATGATCGACACCGCGTGGACCGACGCAGATGGCCGCGTCATCACAGAGCCGGAAAAGCCACCTGTTGAAGAAGAAGATACCGAGTAAAGGCGTAGATAATGGCACAAACTGAAAGTTGGCACCTGAATAAAAGTGTTCCCATCTCGCTAATAATTGGCTTGGCGGTGCAAGCCGGTGGGGTCATCTGGATGTTCTCTTCAATGGCAAGTGACATTGACAACAATCGGGACCGCCTGACCAAAGTGGAAACAAAAGTCGGCCAAATAGAAGATACCGCGCAAGCGCAGGCGGTCCAGCTAGTCAGGATCGAAACCCGACTGGATGCGCTTATGGAGCAGTCTGACCGCATCCTGCGGGCTTTGGAAGCAAAGTAAATGATCGATCCGCTCACGGCGCTGTCTGTAGCGGCGAGTGCTGTGAGCAACGCCCAGACACTTATTGCTGCGGGCAGGGA